GTTTTTTCTGGCTACGCATTCATACAGCCATTGTAGTCGTCTATGATTCATCACTAACCTCTTTATGAATACTATCCGCATACGCCTGAATTTTAGCTTTCTCAGCCTTTCCGGATGATACTGGCACTAATACATTGCGAATCTCTTTAACGCCGTTAGCGGCTCTTTTGTCGCGTTCTCGCTGTGAAGTTTCTTTTGTTGTTAGTGGGCGACTCATGCAGCCACCACAACATAGTCAGAAAGAGCCTTTGCCGCGCCATTTCTCGTCAAATACGTGCTTTGTATTGACTGTATTTTTTTACCGATAGCATCCATGTAGCTCATCACTAGATCGTCAGTAATCTGCTCTGGCGTAACACCGTCCGCTCTCATCATATCTGCAACCCATTGAGCTTTTATTTTAAAATCGTTAGTTAGTGTAGTCATTTTTTTTTCGCCTTGTTTCTGTAGTTAATGTAAGTATTATACAGTCACGCGTGACTAATGCAAGCACTTTATCAAATTTTAAGCAAAAAAAAGCCCACCGAAGTGAGCTAAGGGCTATAACAGCCGAGGGGAAAATCTATTGTAGCATCAAAATGGGATGTCATCGTCAAATGAATCCATTACCTGTGCAGGCGCACTATGATCCCCTTGCGGCTGGCCTTGTGGATGCGCTTGCTGTTGGTATTGCTGTGGCTGCTGCTGTGGCTGCTGTTGTGGCTGCTGTTGTGGCGATTGAGTTGGTGCAAGCCCTCCACTAGCTGTTTTTTCATGCCCTGCTGGATGCTCAGCTCTGCCGCCAAGCATTTGCATTTCAGAACCCACAATCTCTGTAGTGTAACGATCTTGGCCGCTTTGGTCTTGCCATTTACGAGTGCGTAACGATCCCTCAACATAAACCTGCGAGCCTTTTTTTAAATACTCACCGGCGATCTCTGCTAACTTATTAAAAAACACAATTCGATGCCACTCTACCTTTTCCTTTTGTTCGCCCGTTTGTTTGTCCTTCCAGCTCTCAGAAGTTGCCACACTAATGTTGGTAACTGCGCCGCCCGATGGCATATATTTGACTTCTGGGTCGTTTCCTAAATTTCCAACTACTGTTACGCGATTAACGCCTCCCATAAATACCTTCCTATTTTATCTCTGTTTCGGTTTTGGTTGTTTAGCAAGGCGTGGTGTCTAGCGTGATCCAACCTTGTCATTAACTCCAGATTATCTATATGATTATTTGTCTTCACTTCATCCTTATGATGAACGCACTCGTAGGAATACAATCTACGTCCTATCTTTTTCGTTCTCCGTTTACCGCAAAGGTTATGTGTTTAATTTCGGGATAGGCATCCAGTGGGTGACTTCCCACTGGATAGCCCGATACTCGCCGAAGTTGTCACGTTCCATATTTGTAAACCACTGCTTATATTTGTGACTGTAGTGGCCGCAACCGCCTTGTACTATTACGGGTTCAGCGTCCTTTGGTAATTGTTCATTAACATCGATCCATTCACACATAACAACATCATCAATTTGACTCATTCCGCTTCGCTCCATTCTCAATTTATGTATGGGTTATAAAAACTTCATCTAGCTTTTAGTCTTCATTACCTCGAAACCTTGCCTCTTTAAAATATCAATAACCTCAGAAAGGGTATCTACTAGCTCATCATAACTCCACGAGTCCATGCTAACCTGTCCATCTTCTTCTAGGCAGCCAGAAACATCGAATCCCATAGTACCTAAATCTGAAATATTTTTTAAATGCTGCGGATAACTGCTCATTTTAAAACTCCGTAAAGTTATAACAACGTAATTAATTTGAGCAACTCCGCGCTGCTCCGTTTCAAAATTATTAATAGGTTATTTTTCACGCTTTGCCTTGCGCTTATCTTTATCGACCGCCTCCTGCAATATAGCCCTAAGCTCAATGCTTTGATTTGTCTTGTTTTTTATTGCGCGATCTATTAACACCTGCTTCTGGTCTAATGTCACTTCTTGCCTTGCCACATACGCCATGCTTATTCTCCCGTTGAATTAAGCTAACTATAACAGAATATCGCCTTGCGTCAACTTTTATTTAACTTTAAAAAAACTTTGACAAAGTTAAGTTTAAGTATTATAGTTAGCGAACTAAAACAAAAAACACCGAGGGAATATTATGAGTGGCGAGCCTGATTTTAAATCAATAACAATACCAGAAGACCTATATATAACAGACGTTAACTGCCTTTTTCAGTGGTCGGACGATAACTATCCAAAAGACGTTAAAGCGGTATGCGGCAACCCTGAGCAACTTATGGACTGGATAGCACACAACAACTACCACATTCAAAGCGTTGACCGTCAGGGTAATGGCTTTTTTAAACTGCAAATACACGACTACAACGAAATCTGGAACGCTACTATATTGGTAGTTAACGAAGCCACGGAGATACGATAATGGCACTAAAAGCTATATCAACTACTTACCGATTTGCTTGTGACGAAGGCAAGAAACTTAACGCTGAGATAACAAAGAATATTTTGCAAGGCTGTAATCTATCGCTTGGTTTCGGATATCGTAGCGTTGAGTTCACCGTCTCTGACGACAACGACACACGAAAAGCACAAAATCTAAGGAATGCACTATGGTACGCACAAAGAGAAATATAAAAATATTGGTGTGGGTTATCTCAGCGATAGCCTGCATTCTATTAATACCTTACATGGCAGAAATTTATGAACTTAATCAATAAAATACCAACATGGCTAGCAGTAAGCATTATCGTAGCTTGCTTGCTGGTATCTGGCACCATTGAATACAACTTAGAATTACAACAAATAGCAGGAGAAAGACAATGAGCGAATTGAATATATATCAGCGCGTAAATAAGATTATGGAAGAGTGCGACTATATTAGGAAAGGAGCGGCAGGACAAGGTAAGGGTGTAAAGTATGATGATGTGATCGCTATGCTTCGATCACTTTTGATAAAGCATGGCGTAGTAATGGTGACTCATCAAGTGGGCATGGAGTGCCTTGGCAATGTGGGCGACACAAAACAAAAGATTTACCAAGGAAACTACTTATTACGGCTTGTGAATATGGATAAGCCAGAAGACTTTATTGAGCACACTTGCGTAGGTCAAGGTATGGATGCGGGCGACAAGGGGCCGGGCAAAGCTCATACTTACGCAATGAAGGTTATGTTAGTTAAGGGCTTCGGTATTGAAACGGGCGAAGACGAAGAAAGCAGATCAGAAAAGCTAGAAAAATTAAATGTTATTAGCCAAGACCAATACAACCAATTAGCTCAATATTGCGTGAGCGGCTCAGAATGGACTAAAACAGGTCAAGCAATGATGTCAGCATATAAAGTAGGCAGTATTGCAGACTTGCCAGCGTCTAAGTTTAACGAAGCAATCGAGAGAGCCAAAAAACATGCAAATAATAAATAATATTGACCAGGGATCTAGCGAATGGCTTGATCTTAGATTAGGCTTTATTACTGCCTCAAAATTTAAAGACGTGATAGCAGGTGGTGCGGGTAAAACTCGCAAATCTTACATGCTTCAAATAGCCGCAGAAATCGTCACAGGCGAACGCTTGCCGACCTTTAGTAATTCAGCAATGGAGTGGGGTACAGCTACTGAGCCGCAAGCTAGGTCTATGTACGAGCTAGAGAATTGCGTTACAGTAGATGAGATAGCGTTTGCGTACTTTGACGATAAGAAAATAGGCTGTTCACCAGATGGTTTAATTGGCAACGATGGGCTAGTTGAGTTTAAGTGCCCGAATACTACAACCCAGATTGAAACATTCCTATCTGGTAAAATGCCAACAGGCCACAAGCCGCAAGTGCAGGGTCAGCTATGGGTAATGGATAGAGATTGGTGTGACTTCGTTTCATTCGATCCGCGCATTAATGGAGCGTCCAGCTATTTCTGCCAGCGCATCTATCGAGACGAGGTATACATAAAAGAGCTATCCTCCAAGTGCGACCTATTTTTGGGCGAACTTGGAGACTTAGTGGAAAAGTTAAAATAACCAAAAAGGCGACTACGGCCTGCACTGGGTCGCGGTCGCCTGATTGGCTTAACGGTAGACTTTTATAATTAATTCACCTTTGACGCTGCTTTTATAGAGCGTCCTTTTTTAAATATCTCTCGTTAAAATCTTTTCCGTGCATTACTTCCACCGGATAACCTAGACCAAGTAATTGAGATAGAATACTACCGCCTGATTTTCTCCAGCCTAGATTTACCTGAACACCTGCACTATTCAAGGCACGCTCGACTACATTAAAGCAATACATTCTGCCAGCGACAGCTAAACGAAGCGGCCATAAGAGTAGGCCAACCCAATCATATTTTGCGTTTAAATGTGCGTCAATCCACTCTTGGCAGTCACCATCTATCTCAACAACAGCAACCTTGCGCTTATCGTCAACCTTAGCGCCTATGCTGAGCTTTCCGCGACTCATGGTCGTATCGTATAGCACGCCACTGTTAACGATAGCACCGTGACTGTATCCGCTTGCAGTGACCATTGACACTAATATACTGAATGGAGACTTGAATTTAGTCTCATATATTACGACTAGCATAATACTCCTTTATGGTGTTATTGCGTCCAGTTGATCAATATAACCTTGAGCTACGGCTGGCGCTGCGTCATTAGTTGCGTCATTGACCTCTTTTTTCCCTAGCAGCCTTATTTCTCTAATAGTTAACAGTAACCCATTAAGATTATAAAGAGCCGCTTCAATCGCCGCTGCGGATTGCTCATTACTCATACCCTCGGCAACCGCCCACGATGTAATTGATACAGGCGCATTGTCAGAAGGACTGCCAGCGTCACGCCATTCTTTAGTCTGTGCAGCCGCCAGCCTGTACTCTTCGACTACTTGGCTACCCTCAGATATAAAGCGTGAACGTGCATTTCCAGCCGCTACATCAATTAAACGCTTAAGCTCTGTCTTAGCTTTTAAAGGTTCAGCAACCACATAATCAATATCGACAATTTGATAATCTAGTCCAGTAGGGACATCCTTGATTGCATCTCCTACTTCACCTGTTGGTATTATCTGTAAAACAATCCCTTCTTCGTTTGTATATATAATCTTTTCCACTTTAATCTCCTGTTACTACTAATGAAATTTCGCCAGCGTCAAATGCTGCATTATTTACGCCTCTCACCTGTATAGGAATGGCAGAGGTGGTACGTGTAACAGAGGTGTCCCCCATGACCACAACACTAGCCCCCACCCCGCCTCTAGAGGCATATCCGCTTACTGCGTAGTTAGTATTGGGCATAGGGGTGCTTAAATTGATCGTATAGAGACCCACCCCTCTGTCAGTAATACTAGAAATGTTGCTCGATCCAAGTATTGACACTGTCCCCCCCCCGTTGAATAACACCCATGCTTTTGTGGGTGAAGGTTCATCTAGCCTTTTCCATGCTGCCGGAGTTCCGTTTGTTATGATCCTAGTGAATATCTGATCTGGAATAAAATCATGCAGGGTTTGACTTACAAAAGTGGACGTTCTTGCTATAGAAGTCAGCACTCCTACTTTTGGAGACCCTGAGGGAAACGTCCCCATAGAAGCGGCGGAAGTAGTAATAAAGCCAGTGCTGGTAATACTGTCAATATTTACAACAGGGTTGGGGGCCATTCCTAGATCATCTATAGATGTTAAAACCCCTGTCTCCAACCGCGTAACACTAACACTTGTAGGGCTTAACCTCCTAACCCTGAAAGTTGCAGCACCTTTTATCACTGACATAGAACCAACAAGGTTAACCCCAGAGTTAGGAGCAATAGTTACCTTGCTGGAGGAGGAATTTATAAACGTAAAATCAAAACTAATATTATCAGCACTGCCGCCCATTGCTGAAATAATATTGAATGCCGTGTCAATAGTTTTCACTCTTTCCAATGTGGGTGAAATAGTACACTCGCCTGCAATCATCTGTCCCGCTGTTAAAGTTGCATTGGCGTCAGATAATAGAGTGCTAGTGATTTGTTTTATAATTCGCTCCCAATACCAGTTAGCATCAATAACAATGATAGTGACGCCGTTATCGGTTACGCCATGACCAACTATATTTCGCAACACACCTTGACCAGCTATACCTTCGTCGGTGACTGTTATTACTTGGCGGTCTACTAGACTAGCATTACCTACAGCTCTTAAATCATCGTAATTAGCAAAACTAACGGTTCTAATAATATTATCAATATTATCCGCAACCTGCACTGCATTAGTTAAGTCGTTTGCATTTGCATCCGCTTCCGTTGGAATTAGCC